ATATCTTCAAGATAAGTCCGGACTGCTTCTTCTGATTCTTTTCCTCTTGCTGTTAAAATAGCTATTTCTCGGCCGGCTGTACCAGCATTTGTTGCATTGCGGATAATATTTGTTATTTGCTTAATTTCGCGTGGATTAATTACTAAATCAAATTCAGAATAATCATATTCATAATTCGGATTTTGTTCATGTTTCGCAAATTGTGCTGGTGTCATGACAATATTTTTTCCAGAATCTGTAGTAACGTAAATTTTTGAATCAGATTTTGCAATTGTGTCATCAAAATCAAAAACACGCAATTTTGATTCCGTTATAAACTCTCGCCAATTTTCAAGTAGGAGTTTCATCCAAACATCCTCTTAAACTTTTCTGGGGTTTCTGGATTATCTAGATCCAAGATTTTTGCTTTTATAGTCTCGACCTTATTGTCGATTGATTTTTGAAGGCGGTGATTGCCATCCAGAACATAGCGATATTGTCCACCGCTCTTCACAACGATAATTGGATACTCTAAATTTGCGGCAGCTACTCTCTCTGTTCCTTGTGTTGGCAAAGGCGGTAATTGTTGCGAGAGTTCTAAAACATTAACGTCAACAGTTTCATCTCCCAGATAATCAATAACATCTCCGATTGTAACCTTTTCATTATCAGCTTCCCATGATGTATCGCGCCAATCTTCTGTTATATACTTCCGCCAATTTTCAAGTAGGAGTTTCATTCTTCATCTCTCAATAATTTTACAGCTTCATCTTTAGATAAAATTGGAATATTTAATTTTGTTGACAAGCTTTCCAATGTTTTTAGATCCCTTTGTTTATTAGCCATACGTTGTCTTTCAGCTTCTCGCCCTTTCTCAGACTGGTACCAGGCCAACTCCTGGCTTCTGATGGGCATCAGATCAATAATCGCCAGTATTTTAAAGTTTGATACTAAAGCTTCATTTTGTCGTAATGGGTCATCATAAAATTTAGAACTAGGAGCATATTCTTTTGAACTCGCTTTGGACCAATCTCCCGCATCAAGAATGAAAAGATCATCATACATAACAGATCCTGGCTTTGGTAGATTAATTACGCCTTTTCTAAAGCCTCCTTCAAACGCGTCTTTAGGAAGATGTTTTTTGTATTTTTCATAATATCCTGTTCTAATGTCATCCATATCTTTTACTAATAAATTTATATCTCCTTTAATAATTATTCCCCATTTATCAGGCGAACCTTGGAACCACGCTGTTTCAGACCAATTTCCTGGCAATGTTGCCGTAGCATTGATTTCATCACGTATTAAATTATTTTGTTTTGCTGCCACAGATAATAATTTTATAACTTGTTCGCGGTTAGCTGTATGAGTTGTTACTAAGGAATCTAAAAACTGACGATCGGCATATTTAGTAAATTGATTTTTTAAAATTTTTCCTTGTTTATGCATGCGCAGATATTCTTCTTTCTCTTTCGTTTCTCGGTAGTCGGGGTCTTGTTGAAGATCGTGCTGTTGGCGCCAGTAATCCAGACAATCCTCTTCATAATCTTCAACTATATCTAAATATTCATCTCCAAGATCAAAATCATTATATAGATCATGCGCATTTTCTATATCTTGTACATCTATGCCTTCGGCGTTCATTAGCCTCTTAAATTCGCTAAAGCAAAATTTATAAGCCTCGCACGCTTCTTTAATTTGTGTATCTGATAATTCATCTTGTATCTCCTGGGCCTTTTGTTGAGCGCTTCTAAAACCCTCAAATTGCGAACCTTTACAAGCTTGTTCATAATATACAAGCTGTTCTAAATCTCCACATTTAAATTTGGTGAAATTATTACACTTATTGATTGTTGGATCTCCTTCAGCTTCTTTTTCTGCTCTATCGGAATATGCCTTTTGAAGTTTTTGATATTCTGGATCTTGCTGTAGCGCGCTGGCCATTGCTTGTTTGGGATAATCTGCCTGCCCAAGAGGAAGCTTTAATTGCGGATCGGGCGCAGTCTTAGTTTTAAGCCTTATTGTTTCTTCAATCTTTTTTATTACTTCTTCAATTTTTTCTACACTTGCAGAATCAGCTAATAAAGCTTCTAAACCAAAATGCTTTGGCGTCAACTCCTCTATCTGATCGAACGAAATCCATCTGAAATCCGCTGATTCCCAATTTTTTTTTGGCGTAAATTCCTTCTTTACAAGCCCAATATAATTTTGATATGTAAAATTACCCTCGGCAGATTGAAATTTATATATTGGTATAAGAGAGCCCGTAAATTTTATACCAGTTTCCTCTTCAAATTCTCTTTTTGCGGCATTTTCTATATCTGTTCCTTCGTCGTCATCAAGTTTGCCGCCAATCACACCCCAGGTGAAGGGTTGCATAACTTGTTTACTTCGTAAATTAATTAAAATTCTGCCTGTTGATTGAGCAATTGGTAAGATGCCGGCCGCTATGGAACCCCAAAACTTTTCAGGCTCTTCAATTTCAGCTAAATACTTCCGCCAATTTTCCATTAAAAGTTTCATTTGGTTAATCTCCATCGCCATTTTCCTTCGCCGTCTTCTTCGGTAGGAACTTTTTCTTTATAAGGAGGTGGCGGTGGTGGCTTACCTTCAATTAGTTCAGGAAATTTTGCCCAAATAGATTTTCCGCCTGTTGTTTGTGCTTTATCACTATATAAACTTCCCCCAAATCTTTCCGCAAGCCACATGTATAACTCAGCAGCCGAAAAGCGTGGCTCGGTGTGGGCTTTGCGAACGGTGCCAATGGCATAACTTTCTTTAAAAGGTGCCACTCCAACATAAGCTTTTGCTCTACCACTATCATCAACAGCAAAGAAAAGTACATCACCTTTGGGCAACTCAAAAGCTACCATTTTGTGTCCTTTCCAGTCGCCCAGTTCTTTTGGCTTGCCCTTGCTTGGTGCATGCTCTTGGTAAAAATAGTCTAAGCTTTTCTGAATTTCTTCCTGAGAAGTGGCAAAGTCGTCAAAGTCCTCCACTTCGTCTAAATACTGTCGCCAATTTTCAAATAGGAGTTTCATGATACAAATCTTCTCCACACTTCTCCGAGATCATTAAGATCATCAAAGTTGCGTTGCTTTTCAGCAGGAGGCTGCCCAAGATTAATGCCATTTTTTGCTGCTTCTTCTCGTAAAGCGCCCATAAATGCCTTCGCAATTTCGTCTTCATCATCCATATCACCAGTAACTAGTTCATAAAACTGCGCCACAAGGTCGTCAGGGGTGTCTGCGTCTACTTTAAAAGTTATACTATAGCGAACGTCACCCCCGGAATCTACCGCGCTTCTATTGCGAATAGAGAGCCAATATTCGCCGCCTGTTTCTTCTCTAGCCTGCGCAGTTAAGTATCCCCTAAGACGAAGCGCAAACTCTCGTCGATCAACGAGATCAAACAAAATTCTTGTTTCAATGCCTAATTGTTCTGGATCAAAATCATAAGAAATAGAAGCCCACGCTTCGTAAGAGTCAGTATAGTGTTCTCCGTCCCATTCAACATCCCACTCATAAGTATCATCGTTTAGGCCATTCTCAAGTTTTTGAACCAAGCTCATATAAGCGCCACCTTCAAAGTAACCATTTTCTTTGGCGTATTGTTCTACAAGCGCTTGAAATTTATCTCGGTCATCATCCAGCGCATCAACGCCTTTACAATAATGCTCATAACCATCAGCGTCATAAACTACAGGCTGATTTTCTAATCCCGGAACAAATCTGGTGTTAAACTCACAACGCCAAATGATAACTTCATTGTCCTCTGGCCCACCTCTATAAATAGCTGCCTTATCATCATCAAAAATCGGAACAACAGCGCCTATGTCTTGGTTGTAATATTGTTCGTTTATATAGTGTGCAATTTCCCTACCTTCGGATACGTTTGGAAGCTGTTTCCATTCATCAAGTTCCCAAGTAAGCATAATTTTGCCTTCTGGGTAAATAACATAATCGCCTTCGCCTGAATCATCTACAACTTTAAAGTCTACCTCGCAATTAGCGTACTTTCCAGAATTCCATTTTTCTCTAACTTTGGCGCAATCACGCTTAAGCATTGCTTCAACATCACCAACCCACTCAGGAGGCATTTCGTCTTCTGTTTCTTTATCTTGTTCAACTTGCCCAGTAAAATCGTTCATTGAAATATTTGTAAGGTTTGCTAATAATTCTTTACGACCTCCGTAGCCTTGTGTGTCTTCATAAGAACCGCCATAAATTCTAAAATCATCTAAGTCAACTTTGCCACCAGATTTAGGCAAATTAGCAATAACTTCTTCTTGTTTTTGTCTTGCCCATTTTGTTACAGTTCCGACAAGACCAGGAATTTTTTGACCGTATACAAATTTTTCAGGAACTGCTACTTCTGTGCCTTGATCTTCTCCAGCGTCATACTTTTCCCAATCAAAAAACTTAAATTGCCTTAATCTTGTTCGAGAAACTGGGTCTAAGTCCAAATTAGTGCCGTGAAGATAGCGGTTTTGTTCAGTAAAAATTTCATCATACTCTTCAAGTTCTTGTTCTGCGCTTTCTATGTTGCCCGTGTTTGTTTCCGAGAGTAAATCTTCTGTTTTGACCACATAAGCAATGGCACCGTGCCCTTGTGCTTCGGCAACAGCGCATTTATAGTATTCTTGCTTTGAGCCATCGCGGCTTGGAGGCGTATGACATGATGTAATCTTTTCAAAATCAGACATACGCATAACATCTACAGGATGTCGAGTTAGAATAATAGAATATGTGTCATTTTCCAGGCCAGGAACATCTTCTCTAATCGTTTTTGAGTTATTTAACCAGTAAGTGCCCATATCAACAAACTTTGTGTCGGGTACTACTATCGGCTTTCTTGTACGAACCTCCTTTCCGTGCTGGCGATCACCCTTATCTTGTTGATCTCTGCGGTGTTGCTCTTTTTGTTTCCATAGATCTTGCTCAGTATAATCCATAGCAAACGATTGTAGGCGGCCGTGTGACGTATTGCCGGCATATAGCTCTAACTGGTTCATAATTTGATGATATCTCTTAAGCTCTTCGTCGCTTAATGCCTCTTCGGTTTCTCCGATGGTATATTGAAGTAAGTGTTTACCACCAACCGCACCAGTACCTTTCTCGGGCCGATCTTTATACTTATGATCGCCAATTTTCTTTCTTATCTGCAGATATTCCTTCATAAGACTGTCTAATTTGGCAAAATACTTGCCGATTTTCATCTGAAATTTCTTTTTTAACTTTTTGGGCCGCGGCGAGTCGCCAAATATTTGATTTACTGTGTCGTCAACAGTTTTGTCGTGGTCTTCCCACTCTCTTTCGACGGAAACCATGCCTCTTTCCCAATCAACGTCGACTTCTAACACTTGCTCAAGCATATGAACCCACTGTCCAAGCTCGGATTTTCTATCTTTTACTGGAAATGGTATAACAAGACGCGTTTTATCGCCAAAAAGGTCGTCAAAAGCTAAAGAACCTCTTGGATTATCCGCAAGTTTTTGTAAAATTGCTTCAACGCCCAACATTTCGGAGTCAGAAATCTCTCGAAGTAACACTTCGGTCGTTAAATCGGAATTTTTCGAGATTTTTTCAAGCAAAAGTGTTGCTTTTTGTAATATTTCTTCGTCAGTTAACATTTTTACTCCTTCATCGACTTAGAACCGCGGCATTTCCACTTTTTGCGAGATAGTGCGTTGGCACACGGCGGGTTTTTACACTTTTTGATCTTTGCCGAGCGAGCACAGTAAGCATCACCCTTCTTTGTGCCGGGTCTAATGCGGTCTCCACCACCTTTAGCTTGTCCTTTCTGTCCAAATGAGCGACATTTTCCGTCTACACGCTTGGCAAAGCGCTTGCCTTTGGAGGGCTTACAGGGCTTTTTCTTTTTTTTTTCGGCCAAGAACGCTGCAATCTCTTCTCTAATTATAGCAAGAAGCTCTTGTTGGTCTTCGTCTATTGGTTCACAATTTTTAACGCGTTTGCCGGGCTTCGTAGGGCTTTTTTTGGTTTTTTTGCCAGTTTTCGCGCCAGGAGAATGCCCCTTCCAACACTTACCTTCGGTTTCAAGTTCTTTTTCTTCTTGAATCCCGTATGTTTTACAAGGATCCTGTCCACATCCACAGTTTTTCTTCTCGCCTTCCTCTAATTTGTCATCATCGGTCTCATCGAGTATCTGCTGGATGCGTTCTGCTTGGCTAGCGTGCATTTTAGATGCGTTTTCTAGCTCACCAACAATAGTCTTAAGCTCTTCTTCCTGTTCTTTCGTGTGTGACTCAGTAAACCTTTGCCAATTTTCAAGTATTGTCTTCATTTTTTGCTATCTCCAAAGCTTTCTCCAATAAATAGATCGGAATTTTGTTATCCGCAAGCTCTTTTATCTCATTAATTGTAAGCCACTTATAGGCATCGTGTTCAATTTCACCAGTTTTTGGATTTGGTTTGTCGACATTTACGTTACCAGTCCATTTTTGAGTCAAAAACATGTGTTTTTCTGGTTTTGGTTGGCCTAAATATATCAAATCGGCAATGTTACATGTTAGACCAGCCTCTTCTTTGAGTTCTCGGACAGCCCCTGTTTCAATTGAATTGTCTTTATCATCGATATGGCCCCCCGGTATTGTCCATTGACCAGCGCGATCATCGATATCGGACCTTCGAATAACAAGAAATTGTTGCTTATCGTTAAGACAGGCAACAATTCCTACTGTTTTTAACTCACCTTCGGTGAGAAATTTGTTCCATTTGTTCATTTTCTACATGCGCGAGGTTCATCTTCAAGAGCAATACACAATTCGCTTATTGCGAGTGTCATATCTAAGTTCTGAATTGGAGAAACCCATATCATATTTTCCTGAACCTGAAGATCTGGACGTGTTTCGATGTCAACTCCCCATAGTATACCAACAATATCGCCACTTGTGTCATAAATAACAGATCCGCTGCATCCAAACCACCCGTATGTATTAAGCATCAACTGGGGCCCTCGACCATCTAAGTGTTCTATACCAGCAATGTAGCCTCGATATGTCATTAAGCTATGCCAAGAAGGGTGACCAGAATAAGTTATTTCAGAACCTACGACTCCCATCTCTGCTCTCGGCGACCATCGAAGACCTCTTCCTTCTAGTAAATTACCTTCTCTAAGATATAAAACAGCAATATCGTGTACAGGGTCGGAATATACTAAAATAGCTCTTTCCAAAGTCGCACCATTGATAACAAAATATTCAGCACCAATCCTTCCGCTCGCAACATGTTGAGCAGTTAGAACGAGTTGCATATCGTAATATTGTATAATACCTCCAGATCCATGGCCATGGCCATCAGCAATTTTAACTGCTGCTTCTCTAACTCTTCTTTCGTTTCGATCGAGACCTTCTTCAATGGAAATTGTTTGAAAATCACCACTTCCATCGGCGATCGCCGTCGTAGAAATTGATAATCCTAATAATAACGCTAATAGCTTCTTCATAATTGTGCTCCCTTTTAATTATCTTTCTTGTGTATAAAAATCACCCCAAGGAGCAAAATATTTATCAAAGCTAAGACTTGAAAATACATACTATCGTGCCATACACCAAATCCCAGCAAACACACGTTTGCTGGGATTCCTATGATCGCAGACCATTCCAAAAACTTATGTAACAAAATGTCGCCCTCATTTTTAACTATGAGCTGGCGAGTCTTTTCGAAGAAATTATTTCAATAGTATTAGGTAAATGTTTTTCTACTGTGTTCGTTTTAAAAACAAATACATTAACATATGGAAACAAAAGTACTTGGTCGAAGCCTTTTTCATTGACAACGATTCCTTTCTCATAATATTCTTCGCCGTTAACTGTATAACGCCTTACTTGAACCAAATCACCTTCAAAAATATCCCATATTATTTTATCAAATTCTCGGTTTCGTTTGTCATCCAATATTGGGCACCTTCTACAGTATCAAATTCAGGCGATAGTGCGGCGATAAATTGATTTGAAGACATTCGCAGCACACACCATTGCCATTTCCAGTTTGTGTTTTCAGACATAACTAGTGCGCCGGTGGTTCTTTTATTTTGAAGGTCGAGCCCCAGCGCATTGATTTTTGTCGAAAGCACGCGATTTCTCAAAACCAAATTTTTTTCCTTTTCAACATCCGCGCGCTCCTCTTGGGGCAGGTCGGCACGCATGATTTTGTATTTTGTAAGCGCAGCCTTAGCGCCAAATTTTTCTTCTAAATTTTTTTTCACTTTAGACATAAAGCTCTCACTCTCACAATCCTCTCCCTCTAACACAACAAACGGTGCTTTCGCACGGTTGCCATTACTAAACAACTTATACACATTCCAATTATAACTCAAAAGTTCCTCCATTTATTGAGTGCCATTCCATCGCTCCCACCACAATTGATAGTTTTAGACCTTCTTCTTCAACCACATTACTAAGACGTATTCGCGCATGATTTGGTTTCAAGTCTTCGCGGTCAACGTTAGTCATCCATTTAATTTCCCAAAAGTACATATCATCGTCCATCATATCAATACGGCGTTCGCGCTTCATAAGCATGCCGGTATAACCAGAGAACGTATCAATGATTATATCACCAACACTAAGTGTAACACTTTCTAGCTTCTCTTGCAAGTCATAATGCATACAATAATTACTTTTCTTGGCAAGTAATATACTCGAAAGTTCCAGCCCGAATCATATTAAGCAGTCCTGTTTCGGTATAGGGAAAATATCGATTGTTTTTATCGGCGTCTTTACCACTCCAAAGGATCTCCCACGCCCATAGGCCTTCTTCTTGATCATATATCATGTCCAAAGTCAATGGCAAATGCTCGACAATATCATACCGGCGCATAAGCAGCCCAACATCGCCGGTCTTATGATCAATAATAACCCCGCCGGGTTTTAAATGAATGAAGTCCACATACTATATAGCAGGTATAGCGTATATATTAATACTTAAGCATTCTTTTGCTTGTTCTTTGAGGTCTTCCGAATCGTAATTGATATACCCGCATGAGTTATCAGGAAGAATAAGCGCACCCTCGATAGGAATTGGTATACTTTCTTCCACATGCTGGGGGATCTCTTCTCTCGGACTATTGTCGTGCTCTATTAGAAGAGTTTCTTTCGCATCCATCATAAATGGTACACTTAATCCAAATAAACCGCCAATGCTAGCGCCTACAATATACTTCATTTTATACTACCTTATAGTGACCGTGATTTTTCCATACTACCCATTGGGTCTTTCCAATTTTTGGAAACTTGACAAGCATCATGCCGGTCCGCTTGTCGATGCTACTAACTATGCCTAATGAACGTTTTTGTCTACCTAGGTCTTTTATAAAATCGCCTTCTTCGGCTTTTGCAAACATGCTAAACAATTTATTACACCTTGACTCGATCGATAACGTACGGATGGTGGAACGAAAGATGCTTATAAAGGGCTTTAACCACTTTTTTAACGATTTCGGTTATATTATCTTTCACGTCTTTTTTCTTGAGCAATTTCTCAAGCTCTTCTTCGATCATTTTGGGAATTTCTCTTTTAAGCTGCTTATCGATAGCATCACTAACCAAATCTTTTACTTCTGTTTTGGTTAGCTCTTCAAGGATCAGCTCTTTCACATATTGCTTTGAAATTTTCATCATCTGTAATTAGTTAATTTTTTCATTAATCGCCTTCGCCGCGATCATTTACTCTGTCTTTTAAATGTAATAGCGATTTGGGACTAACTTCGTCATCAATCATGTCCGTTGTATAAAGCAAATCGATATGATTTGCGGTGTGTGTCGACTGAAGTTTATCTTTGATCCAGTGTACAGTATACAACGGAAAATGGGAATCTCCTATTCTCACATCAATCACTATGCCGAGTTTGTTTCTATCGCTTGGGCCTTCATACCCTACAAAGTATACCAAATCTCCCTTTGTAAAGTCAAGTGGTTTTTTATTTTGGGACATAATCAGCGCTGTGTGCTTTCTGTAATATTTCTATACGACTATTCTGTTGCTCGACAATTTTAAATAGTTCTAGAGCCGCTTCACACACTTCTGAAAGCACATTTGCTGCCTGCTCTGGTCTCATTATACCGTTGGCAGCTAAGCCGTGTAGTTCTGTTATCTTATCTTTAGTCATGTCTTTAATTATCTCAGAAAATTTTTAGGCGCAATATTTTGACATCGAAAGTTTGGAAAATTTCTTAGCAATACCGAGAAGGGACTTAGTGCGACCAACGCATACCATAACGCATAGAGATCCACTTTCCGGGTAGGGGGGTAGGGGGGGGTGTCTGTTTGTTTGTATACAATATTGTTACATGACAAACTATTACATTTTAGTTCTGTTACGTTGTGTGACAGCATTGTTGACAGCATGTATATATATAATACCTGATACCATTGACCAATACGTAAACAGTTCTATTCTTCTTAGTACTTTCTTTTTGTTTACTCTCGACCACAAACTGTTATGGATCTTCCTGGCATATCGACGATACATTCTTACCTCCTATCTTATTGTAACACAAAACCAATCTAAAAGCAAACATTTTATTGTTACATTACCCTCGCGATTGTACTGCGGTGCGCCTGTCACAAGCTGCAACAAGTTTAACGCACGTGTAAACAAATGCTGTTGACAGATGCGACAGCATGTGACGGTCGCGCATAACACAGGTGTAACGTACAAATCCATTCGCTATAAGGCAAACCTAAACTAAGTCGTTGATATTGCTGGTGTTACACAAGCACGTAACATCGCAGTAACACACATGTTATTCACATGTCGATTACATCTCGTCTGTATACATACTAAGACTAACACTGTAAGCGCATGAAAACACAAAACAATACACAACTACCGCACACAAAAGAACACTATTTAACACTTTATTACCACTTCCTAACACTTTTAATAAAACTATACACTACATACATAATAAACTAAAGAGATTGTACTAAACTGGATCCAGTAGTTATAACGTATGATACAACTGATTCTGTTGCTGGAACTATATTATCTCTTTGTTCCCATACTATAATGATACCCAATACTATCATTATCTTTTTAAGCACTCTCGGCCTCCTTTTGTATAACGCAGGTTACCCGCCACCTTAGAAGGTAAGCGGGCAGTTGAAGTGATGGACAGCCAGCAAACCCAGCGTAGTCCAGCAGATTACATCCAAGGCGATGACGATGTATTTAACTCTTTTATCCATTGATTTCTTTCCTTCTCTTCGCAATATGAAAAGTCTTTCCAATCTTTAATAACATTGATGGTCTTGACCGCAGCCAGACCCAGCATTGTAAGGTTGTAACACGTGTTATCATGCAATACCAAGTGGAGCAAATCGACCTCGATAAGCCCCGCAAGTATCAGTATGTCGCGCTCGTCGCGCACAACGTAAGAGCCAACCGGACACTTCCCGCGCTTAGACTGCTCCCACATAAGCATGAGAGCCGACCATTCATCAAAGGTCAATCTAAGCGCCATCAGTTCGCGTATGGTCAACTCTTTCATAAACACTTATTATACCCTCTCAAACTTGTCTGCTCGATCGAACATGTGGCTCAACTGATTGGTAACGCGACCATCAATAACATTATCAACAGGCTTAACAAAATCCACGTAGAACCCGCCCCAGTCAGCATTATACATCGTGTGCTTCGTGATGAGCCCGACGCCACCGGTCCGAATGTGGCGCACAAGCGAGCCGACAGAGAGCGGCTTAGGGCGCTCCGCAACCATCTCCAGGGCTTCGCTGCGCTTGATAGGCTTACCGTTAAGGAAAACCGTATCCTCGCCGTCAGATGGGCTCTCAGAGCTTTCTGCGAATACGAAGTCATCCCAATCAAGGATCATATCGATCGCATCACAAGCGGCGCGACCTTCATCGGTCAATAGCCACTCGCCCTCTTCACGGGCAAACTCGCCAATGTCCCACTCGGCAAGTCCAGCGAGCACAAGGACATCCACGATGCTGGGACATGTCCCCAACTCGCCACAGTGCATAAGGGCGTGCCACTCTTGTTCTGTCAAGCGGAAGTCTTTCAAAGTTTCAACATTCATAATATATATCTCCTGTAGATTTAATCTCGGATCAACCGCAACAACGCGGGTGAGTCCAGTTTTCATATTGCCAGTCAGAAATCCGACCATCCTTACAAAGTGAATCGGTCCAGTTGAGCCAAGCCTCGGAACGCGCGGGCCAGTCAGGGATCCCGTCCTGCTCGTAATGCTCCTTGACCATAGGCAGGATCTCAAACTCAAAGATGTTACAGGCATCGGCGTGAAGGATGGGGTCAGAAATGTCTCTCATAGTTTAGCCCTCCTGGGCAATAGTGATCTCGTTCAACGGAAGCCAGCCGAACCACTCGGAGGCATCGCTGTGAACGAGGATAGCCGGACAGTCGCCCAGCACACGCGAGGATTGAACTCGCCTTGTTTCGGTGAAGCGCGGCCCGTGCTCACGAAGACGGTTCTTCGTGCGGGCAGACGCGGAATGTGAAGCAGTCAAAATCATATAATCCCCTACGCACCGAAACCGGCAGACTCGGCGCGAGCTTCCCAGATCTCCCAGGGCTCAAGTTTAACGGAGTCGTCAGGAGCGACGACACCCAGCGCGACATCATCGCGCCACATGCGATCAAGCTCGATCGCTTCCAGGCGATCGGCTTCAATGCGATCCTCGATCTCTTGACCGAGACGCGAAACCATCGCATCCAGATCCGCGATGCTGAAAGCATCCCAGTTAACACCGCGAGGCTTGAAGTTACGGGCATCTTTGTGAAGATCCCAGATCAGGTCAATGAGGTCGGCGCGAACGTCAGGCATGTATATCTCTCCTTGATACCCACCCATTATACAACAGGCGGGCGAGGATTACAAGCGAAAAGTTGTCACGACTTGTCACGATTTTCTTTTTCAACCTGCGCGGCGTGCT